GGTTATATCTGTCCAGGGAGTTATTACAGACGTAAACTAATTTGGGTACGGGGTATGGGGAGCGCGCCACTAACGCGCTCCCCCACGCGAGGGGTTTATGGATCTAGTTAAAAACGCAGCTGATAAAGATCAGGTTAAAAACGCAAAGAGAAAAGAAAAGCACCGCCAAGATAAAAACATAATGGACATGCAACACGTCCTAGGAAGTCTTAATGGTAGGCGGTTGATGTGGAAATATCTCACGATTTGCGGGATTTTTGAAACTAGTTTTTCAACCGACACGAACCGGACAATGTTTAACGAAGGCCAAAGAAATATAGGGTTAGCCATATTAGCAGACATCAATGAGGCAAACCCAGAAGCGTATTTATTAATGATGAAAGAATCCAAAGGAGAGAAGTATGCCTGAGGTGGAAGTAAAACCAACAGATCCTGTGACCCCGAAAGAAGAGCAAAACAAAGAAGAAAAAAAGGTCACAGATGTCCTCTACGACAAGACGGAAAAAGAGGACGAGAAGCCAACTGAAGAAGAAAAAAGGAAAAACCGGCTGAGAAAAAAGTTTCGAAGGAACCCGAAGAAGTTAAGTATGAACTTAAACTTTCCGAGGGCTCACCGTTGAGTGCTGAGCACGTGGAGAAGACTGTGGCATTTGCCAAAAAGCAGGGACTCTCCCAAGATCAAGCTCAAGCCACTCTAGATAGAGAGAGTTCGGTTCTCTCTTCCTTTGTTGATGAACAGGTGGATAAACAGGTCGCTCTATCAACTCAATGGGCCGAGGATGTGAAAAATGACAAAGACATTGGCGGAGATGCGTTTGAGAAAAACGCAGAGCTTGCCAAGCGAGTCGTTAATCAATTCGGCACTGAAGAGTTAAAGAAAGACCTCAACTCTACAGGATACGGGAATTATCCCGGTCTTGTACGAATGCTAGTCAAAGTCGGACAGGCGATGTCAGAAGACCAGCTTGTGAGGGGAACCCTAGGGACACCCAAAAGAAAGCTAAGCCCTGCCGAATTACTTTATCCGACTAGCGGGGATGATAAACAATAAAGGAGATTAGAAAATGGCAACATTAGCTGCTAATGTGCTGACACTAGCCGACTGGGCCAAAAGGCTTGACCCAGACGGTAAGGTAGACGCCATCGTAGAAATGCTCAGTCAAACGAACGAGATTTTAACTGACATGCTTTTCATGGAGGGAAACCTTCCTACCGGGCATAGAAGTACGGTTCGTACCGGGTTACCAACCGCTGCATGGCGCTTGTTAAACCAAGGTATCACTCCGTCCAAATCAACCACGGCGCAAGTGGACGAGGCGATCGGAATGCTCGAAGCGTGGAGTGAAGTCGATAAAGACTTAGCGGAACTCAACGGAAACACCGGAGCCTTTAGACTCTCTGAAGCTCAGGCGTTTGTTGAGGCCATGAACCAAGAAATGGCGTCCACTTTTATTTACGGTAATTCGGGAACGGCACCGGAAGAATTTAATGGGCTAGCGCTTCGTTATAATTCTTTGTCTGGCGCCAATGCTCAGAACATTATCGACGCTGGTGGAACCGGATCGGATAACTCATCGATTTGGCTTGTGTCCTGGGGAGCCCAAACCACGTTTGGCGTGTTCCCTAAAGGATCTAAAGCCGGTCTAGTCCATGAAGATCATGGTCTTGTCACGGTAGAAACCACAGCTGGGATTGCCGGTAGCAGGATGAGAGCCTATCAGGATCGTTGGCAGTGGAAATTAGGGGTTGTGGTTAAGGACTGGAGATACACGGTTCGTGCAGCGAACATTGATATTTCTGACCTTGTGGCCAAATCCTCGGCAGCGGATTTATTCGATACAATGATTAAGATGATGCATCGAATTCCAAATCTGCGCTTAGGACGTCCGGTATTTTATATGAACCGTTCGGTTTTCCAAATGCTTGACATTCAAGGACGAGATGACGTCCAGAGTGGCGGCGGACTTAAGTTTGAGAATGTTGAGGGGGTTATACAACGAACCTTCCGAGGCGTTCCGGTCCGTCTCGTAGATGCATTGACCGAAGCCGAAGCTCAAATCACCTAATTTTTAACCTATAAAGGGGACCTAATATGATTATCGATGCTCAGAACGAATTCTCCAGCGCGCAGGCAATCACTGCCGCTGCGAATTCAACAAACATAGTTGATCTGGGTCAAAACAGAGATATCGGTACAGGCCAGTCTCTCTATATTGTGGTGGGAATTACCACGACAATGACAGATAGTGGCTCAGATTCCACAATAACCGTGGCATTGGAAGGTGATAGCACAACGTCATTCACCCCCGATGGTACACAAAACCTGTTTGTCATTCCTGCGGTCTCCACCGCCGGGACGATATTTATTGCAAGACTGGATCCTGGTTCTGCACCTTTGCAGTTTCGGTTCATCCGGCTTTTGTACACGCCAGCAAACGGTAACTTGTCCGCTGGTGCTTTTGACGGGCATATAGTGCATGACATTCAAAGGTATACCGCTTACGCAGATAACATAACCATCTCGTAAGGAGAGTAAAAAATGAAAGTCAAAGCTAAAAGCCTCGGGTACTACGGAAACGAACGAAGAAGAGAAGGCGACGTTTTTGTTATCAAAAACGAAAAAGCTTTTTCTTCTAAGTGGATGGAAGTTGTACCACCAGAGCCAAAAGCTGAACCTAAAGTCGCGGTTCCTCCTAAAGAGGAAGCCGACGATGAGGTTCCTGTCTAATAAATTGAGTTGGGGGCCTTAGGGCCCCCGCCTCTTACGGAGGGTGAGATGGCAGTCATCGCAAAAGCAATCACTGAGATTAAAACATTTCGAGATAATGCGCATGTAATTTTGTGGGAGACCCTTACAAGCGATACCAGTGATACGGGCGACCCGCTTGAAATGGCAGGCTCTACTGTTAGAAGTATTCAAGTGACCGGAACTTTCGGCTCTGGTGGGACTTTAGTTATTCGGGGAAGTAACGACGGGACAAACTATGTCACGCTTAATGATGCTGAAGGAAATGCGCTTAGTCTTACAGCTGCCGGGATTGAATCAGTGCAAGAGATCACAAGGTTCATTAGACCTGAAGTAACGGCTGGAGATGGTACAACCGACTTGGATGTCACAATGATTCTTGTCCGACGAGGTAGATAATGGACGGCAGTGCCTATAAGGTAGCGGATGATATTATGAGTTTGGCTAGAAAACTTAAACCTCTATTTTCTGCCGCGAGAGAATTTGAAAAGTTAGGGGATTTAAATAGCTTCACCAAAGAGTTACAACACAAAGCAAAAGCGGCAGAAGAACAAGCTGATCAAGCTACCAAATTGAAAAATGATAAATTATCAGAATTGAAAGAAACAGAACTAAAGATAGAAGGTTTGGAAGATGAGATAAGAGAAAAGCATGTAGCAAATACACTCTATTGTAAAGACAAGATAGAAGCTGCAAAGGTAGTGGCGAAGCAGCTTATAGCACAGGCCGATTTTAAAAAGAGAGAAGCTAATAGAATTTTAACAGACTCAGAGAAATCGGCTTTAGATATTGATTTAGTTATACGTAATAAACAAAAACAGCTTGATGATTTAAATTCGGAAATAACAGCAATTAAATCTAATCTTGCATTTATTATCGGGGATTAATTATGAGTAGAATATCAACTGTCAGCTTATTGACGGCAGCAACAACAACTGAGACTGGAGACTCCCATAACTTTTGGGGAAGTCATTACACATTCCACGCAACTGGTACTACTAGTTCAGGAGCTGGCGCTGCGACAATTTTAATCGAAGTCTCAAATGATAATAGTAATTTTATTACATTAATAACTATTGTATTAACCTTAGCAACTAGTGTGTCTGGCGATGGGTGTGCATCAATGGCCCCGTGGAGATATCATAGAGCTAGAGTCACTGCCATTTCTGGAACGGGCGCGTCAGTTGATGTAACTGCGGGGAGTCTACCTAAATGAGCTGTACAGTAGAAGACAATAGAACCAATGTTTTTTCTGGTGGCCCATTAGCTCAGCAAATCTGGACGCCTACTATTGTCTTAACTGACGAAGCTACCATTGCAACAGACTGTGATTTAAGCAATGTGTTTCAGGTTACACTCGGGGGCAACAGGGCTCTTGGAGCACCAACTAATTTAAAAGACGGCGCAACTTATATTTGGCGAATCATTCAAGATGGCACGGGTTCTAGAACATTGTCTTTTAATGCTGTGTTTAGGTTTCCAGGTGGAAGCGATCCGACACTGTCAACAGGGGCGGCGGCTGTAGATTATATTTCAGGTGTATCAGACGGCACCAATATTGATGTCGTAGGCAATTTGGCTTTTGCATGATTACATTTCCATTTACATTAGCCACGACCAACGGCGGCGGCGGTGGGGGCAGTAGTTTTGCCAATGCAAAGTCCTTAGACTTTGATGGGGTCGATGAAAGTATTGTCATACCTCACGATGCCAGTATAACAATAGCAACTAAGCTAAGTGTTTCGATTTGGTTTAAGACACCTGATGGTGACGCTAGTGGTGCATACATAGCTTCTAGGTTCACTATTTTAGGTGGCACCTCGTGGGTCTTACAGATTTTTGCGGACGGCTCAGTAAGGGCTACCACTTTCTCAACATTCTTCGCCGGAAAGCAGCACAGTGAAACTGTGGATGTTACCGGATGGGATGACGATGTATGGCATAATTGTATTTTTACCTATGACACGGATGACACGCTTCTTGTGTACATGGACGGGGAATTAGCTCCTTCAACGACATTCAAAAACGGAGTACCAGATGGCACAATTTACGGGGCTGAAGCTCCGGTAGTTTTCGGCGCTACGGTCGCTTCGTTGTCTGCCTTT